AATTACCTCGACAAAAATACATTAATGCTGACTGCCAGTTTTTTAGCAATATATTTCATTATTTATGCAATTTTAGGTATATTTTATGACGGTTCCGACCCTACACATCATTCAAGTAAAGCCGGATTCACCGATATTATCATATTGATTATTATTGTCGTCATTGGCTCCGTATACTACTATTCTTTGCCAGCATCAGAACAAGAGACTTACTGGTCCGATTTACTGAAATCGGTTAAAGACTATTTGAACAATGCTTATTCCATTTTGGAAGTGGGGCTTTTCATCCTATTTTTCTATGTCGGAATTTATTTTTTTAAAATTCCGATGAACCCGGCCGATAAACCAATCACAGTGACCTTTTTGGAATCCAAAGCCTTTATTTTGCTGTTCATCCTTTTGTTTGTCCAGTTCTTCAAATACGTATTGAAGATTGACGTCATTGGTGTCATTTTTGGAGATGTCAAAGTTCCCGATTTGAAACCAGAATCAAAAGATGAGACAACCAAAAATGAGACAACAAATGAGACAACAACACCCAAGGAAGAAGTATACAACATTTCAAACAATCTCTACAGTTATGAAGACGCCAAAGCCGTTTGCAAAGCAATGGGCTCCAGATTAGCCAGTTATGATGAGGTGGAGGACGCCTATAACAATGGAGCGGAATGGTCTACCTATGGATGGAGTGAGGACCAGCATGCCTATTTTCCCACGCAGAAAAATACCTGGAGTAAGTTGCAAAAAGTGAAGGGTCATGAGCACGATTTAGGACGACCGGGCGTGAACGGCGGATACTTCTCCAATCCGAATGTGCGTTTTGGCGTGAACTGTTATGGAGTAAAACCGCCGATGACGGATGCAGAGAAGGCGCTGATGGATGCGAGAAAAGACCATGTTTATCCGAAGACAAAGCAGGACCAGGCGCTCGATGCCAAGGTGGAATTCTGGAAGGCGAATCGAGATAAGATGTTGGTTCTCAATGGATACAATACCAAGGCGTGGTCGCGCTACTAAACTTATGAACCTACGGTTATTCAGCTTCGCTTACGCCCTACGACCCCTTCCCTTATAGTATTGTCTTTCGAGTATTGGTAAGCAAAATTTTATTTTTAAAGGAGGGTCATAGGGGAACGTAGTTCCCTTATTATTTTCCGCATCTATATTAAATAATGTTTTCTGGACAATCCATCAATTCTGCCTATCCCATTATTAAGGAAACCATTCCGCAATCAAGTTTAGGATATTATGCCAACAACCGCTATCTCGGATTCCCGCCTCTGATGAACGACGGTCGCTCCATTATTGCGAGTAACCGTTCTGAGACTTTGTTGCACAACTCCATTGTGAAGCAAAGTGGCGAGGTCAATAACGCCAAATACCGCCAGTATATGATCAACAATGCGCAATCCATTATGGAAAATGATTTCCGAAACGCCAGCAACGATGTAGGATACTATGAACGATTTATCGACCAGATTTCCAAAGGTGCGACAGGGTCTCCGTATCTATACAGTTCTGCACTGGATGACAATAAACCGCTGGGTCACTCCGAGTCGGATTTGAAACGGATTTATTTAACGAGAGAACAGTTGGAGGCGCGCCTGGTCGCACCCCATTTTGGGATAACACATAGTTCCGCTATGACCCCGCCTTAATGGGGAACTACGTTCCGCTTCGCTTAACCCTATGACCCATCCTTCTGGAAGAACTATTTTGATATAATAGTATTTTTATTTATTAAATATAAATACTAGTAAGTTATCCCCCCCTTAAGGAGGGGGTATGGGGTTAAGCGAAGCGGTTCTCCCAAGGATACTGTAATTCATGACATACGCCGCCACAAACGACACAATGGTGGAAACATGGTAAATCTCGTGGAATCCAAACACGTCTGGATCAAAGGGTGTGTATTCATTGACGAATCCGAGAACGCCCAGAATTTGCGAAATCGCCGATGTCCAGAATGCACCCCATTCTATCTGGGTCATATGCAAAAAGTAATGATACAATACTGGAACTTGAGAGAAAGGCACCGCCATCATTCGAAACAGCGACGGAGGATGGTTGAATGAACCATAAATATTCCACAGCGCCAATCCAGTAATGATTGCGCAAAAAGGGTATCCAATGTGCGAGGGCAACAACAGGAGCAAAGTCGGGTAAAAAATGCTCATTGTGAATAGGATGAGAGAAACGTGATCCAATTTATTTATTAAGATTTCCTGGTGCACCGTCCAGCAAACCGTGTGGTAAAGTGCTGAAATCAACATCGTTGCAAATCCGGCGAAAACACAGAACATTGCTAAATAAAAATGGTTTGTTCCTGCAGTGAGTTCATAGAATTTCCAAAATATGTATGGGAACATGAAAACGGCGAGTACGTGGAGCCAGCCACGCCATTTGGGTTTGTGTGCGCCCTCGCAATAAAGAAGACAATTATTGAACATTCGGCCATCTGCACATTCTTTTTCGTATTCCACGTTTTTTGAAATGTATGTAGGTTCGAGAGAACGGAGAAAATCTTGCATTCTAATTTGTAAATTAAGAATATAATAAATTACTATATGATACCCACCCCCACAAAAACCGAAGTAAAAACCCTTTGGAACCAGTTTATTTCGGACCTTCCCAAAACATCCGCAAAAACCAGAATTTTATTTGTCCCTCATGCCAGTCTAGTATATAGTGGTCATTCCGCTTTAGAAAGTTTTTCTTGTTGTATTAAAAACCCAAACAAAATTTGGTTATTTGGAGTAAAGCACAATCCAGGCACAAATGTAGACCACAGCGTCAACATAAATGTTGCAATTCTCAGGGACAAATATCCCAATGTTCCAATTGAGTCATGGTTTTCAGTCGAAAAAGACATTGTCGGGTTTTTAAAAGAAAATTTAAAAAACGTGGTTGTATTTACCAGCGATATGTCGCACGAATACAATGTGAATAGTCAAACCATTTTGGATAAAGAGACATCTCTCATTTCTTCAATTCTGGAGAGAAAGTATGTTCCAGATACCAGTATTTCAATGTGTGGTCCTGCGAATTTGTACGCTTTTTGCAAAACCGTGTTAGCAATGGGTGAATACCCAGTAATAAGATGCTACGACGACTCGCAAAAACGAAGGATTCAATGGTCCACCAAAGAATGTAAAAAGATTGTTTCTTACCTGTCAATGATTTCTGTTCCAAATAAATTGTTGGCAGATGCAGAGAACGAGAAATGGCGACTTGTTTTTTGCAAAGCCTTTGTTCTCTCATCCATAATGGATTCGAAAGTAAAAATGCCGGTTCTCTTGCAACCCCGGTGTAAAAACGGATTGTTTATAACGATTGCCGATGTTGCTACTCGAGCATGTATCGGTCGATTTTATAACCCAAGAAAATCCCTTTTTGCAAATGTTGTGGAAATTATCCCGGACCTAATTGAAGACGCGCGGACTCGTTGGAACAAGTCCTTTAACAAAAACGATTTACTGCAATGCAGTTTTACAATTATGGATAATGAATCCGTTAAAGTGCATAAACCCACAAACAAAAACAACTTATATACCATTGAATGCAATGGTAAAAAAGGCACCTTTATTCCAGATGTCTGGAAAGAACACCCAGAATGGAGTCCAAAGCAGTATATTAGTGAACTGCTTGAAAAAGCGGACGCACCTGGGTGCACCTTCTATGATTTATATTCGGTCAAAACGGTCATCCTTTAAACTGAAGCGTCCCATTTTAATTCTTCAAGGTTTAAATCGTCGGCGGGTCCGACCCTTTATTCAACGCATAAATCGTTTCAATCTCATAGTTGAACAAAGGACGACCAAAATAAACCATATTGCATATTCCGCCCGACAATCCGTTGTTCTGTCCTACAACAATGACGTCGCCCAAACTTAATTTTTCATTGATGTGGTCTCTCTTTACGGACCCTTTTAGCTCGCCATTTACGAAAATATCCGCGTTGGATTTGGCATAATTGAAGACCACGTGGTTCCACTTTTGCGGAGGCATATCAAACTCCACCGAGTTGGCCTGGTTCAAAAACGCTTTAAACTGTCCCTTTGCGCCATCATAAATGAGTCGCGGGTGGTAGTCGGTGAATTCAAAAACGGTGACATCGCCACTGTGGGTGGAGTGGGTGGGAACAATGTAGACCCACATAGAGATGGCAAACTTGTTGTTTATCACTTGATTATTCTTTGTGTTGCCCTTTTGCAAATCCACGTAGCTGGATAACCGGGATTCATTGATGAGTTTCACCGGCTCCAACTGAACCACTTTTCCATCTTTGTTGGAAAATGATTTCGCAAATGCTTTTGTTATTTTTGGGGCATAGATGTAGAGAAGACCTAAGACCAGTTCAAAAATGAGTAAAACATATACCGATTTTGGTGCCTGTTTTAAATCGGCTTTGATATATTCCAGCAAATCCAAAAGCATACACGGAATGTAAAAAATCAGATTCACAATAAATCCTGCCCATCCGGGGAGTTTATATAGGTAATTGTATCCAATTTTGTAAATGATTGCGAGAGCGACAATGATCATGGCGATCACGATCATTTGGATTAACCCAGTTGCTATAAAAACCATTTTTGAAGTGAGATTAATGTAGTTCAAAAAATATACAACCAGTAAAAAGGCAAGAAACCCGGCACCATACTTAATGTAGTCGCTGGTTCCAATGGCTACAGAATCACCCCCAGATTTCCTTAATGTGTATATGATGCCTGCAAAAATCGGAACCACCGCAATGGTTGCATACAAGTATATTTTGGTGAACAATTTTTCGGGGTCTTTTGTCATGTAGTAGGCAATGACGATCAGGTAAATTGCCACGGCAAGTGTGATTGCATTTGATTTGAAACATTCTATAAAATTAAAACTTTCTGTAGTTGGAACCGACATAATATATATTAAGGGGTTCTTATAAATTCTCCATGGTGGTTTTACGGCCATGACATTCTCTGCACAAAGCCACTAAATTGTCCACGTGGTTGCTCCCGCCATATTCCAGCCTCACTTTGTGATCCACTTCAAACCACGCCGACAATTGTTCGCCACAGTCTTCGCATTTCCAGTTTTGCCGACTTGCCACGAACTTCTTCTTGGTTTCGCTGACGGAGCGTTTGGTTTTGGTTGTTCCGTCGGCTCTGCCCGAGTTCATAATGCGGTTCTCTTGACGGTCTTGACCCATTGGTAAAATTGGCATGAGTCCGCCTGCATTGTCGTTATACATATTTTGTTTCTTGGTGAAATCCAAAATGGGGTTTAGAACACTCA